TAGGCTGAGTCGAAAAAGCTGTTTCTCATCTCTGCTGAGAACTTAGCTTCTTGTAGTGCTATTTGTGATAGACGATCAGGATGCATCTTCTTAGTCATCCGCTTTTCACCTGCTTCTCTGTACTTTTCCATAATTTACCTTGTAAACACATCATCCTTTCGGGTAGAGGTGTGGGGGTTAGAAGAGGGGACTATTGTCCTCCTCCTCCCATAGCTTGCTGTAGTAACTGTACTGCTTGCGCAGGCTCAATTCCTAACTTCTTTACCATCTCGTCTAAGGATTCTTCGCCTTGTCCTGAAGGCGCAGCTTCAATAGATTTAACTATCTCAATTGCCTTCATCATTATTTCGTCCATATTTCCCTTAACTGGGAGATGGTCTGGCGGCACTTCTGCTTTAATCGCTGCAGTCTTGAGCTTAGCCCATTCTTGACTGTGCCGATCGAGCGCAATAGCCGTTTGACGGATGTTATCTTGGAGTGCATTATCTGCTTGCACTTTAGTGTAAACTGAGTTAGCTTCAGCTTGCTTTGCTTTAGATTCTTCAACACGGGCAGTCATCTCCTTAATCTTCTCACCTTCTGCAGCAGCGGCTTTTTGTTGTTCGCCTGCTTCTTTTAAGAATTCCTCGGTAGTATGATCACGAAGATAGTTTTCTGGTTTAAGGTCTAGAGTGTTAAGTAAGTCAAAGGCAATAGTAGCTATCGCGTCTGGCTTAATCATACTCTCTGCACCTGCTTCTTTAAGCATAGGTATTAACTGAGAAGCAACTAACATGAGCTTGTCACGTTTGTTACTATTAGAGTTTTCACCCAAATTTACATCAACTTCCAGTTCAATACATTCTGGTAAGTTCTTTAAATCTACGTCAAGTATTTCCCCTCTACGATCAGACATGATAGTAACTTCATCCATGTTGGCTCGTATAGTTTTAAATACTCCGTCACATAACCGCTTAAATCCGCCCTCTGCAAATTTACGTGCAATGTGTTGAATACGTTTTTGACTTGCATTCATTACTTGACTTAGCTTCATTTCACTGTTACCGGAAACGTATAACTCGTCATTTAGTCCCTGAGCTGCTTTAGACATACCTGTCGCTTGCTCTTTATGTACCTGTAAATGCTGTAGCAAAGGTACTGTTCCCGCGCTAATTGCGCTGGGTGGCAAGTCTGCTACTGCACCTTGAGGATTACCGTTTGTAGGAATGATCTGCTTAGGCCGCATGTTTTGCAGCGCAGAAAAATCCACTACGTTAGGATCAGCTAATTTAGGTGAGTAGTTAGTTAGGTATGTGTTCTCTACAAATCCACGCAAAATAGCAGTGGAAGTAAGGGTAGTAGAACGGGTCATGTCAGCTACGGAAAGGCCAAAGAATTCGTAAGGAATTTCAAATGGGCTTAAGGAAGCCAAGGGCACATAACTAGCATCTTCTTCGTGTAGGATAGTTGTTCCTGCAATAATAAAGTGTTTTAGTTCTGCAATACCGTCACCATCACGGTCAATTTGCATCCAGCATTCAGTCACCGCTACGTTACGGTTAGCCTCCAGAGAGATGTCATTGTTTTCGGTATTCATTCCTTGGTAATAAGTTTGTCCAGTTACTCGCTTGCGCACAGCAACATCCTGTGAATAAGCAGCACGGTCTTCTGAAGTGCTAGGTAAGTCTGCCCAGTCCTCCATATTCTCTGCGATTTCTGGATACATTTTGCGTATATCAGAACGAGACATTTCTACCTGAATTGCTACAAAATTAGCGTCTTCAATACTACCTGCATCTCGTGAGATTAAGAAGTTCTCTGGCGGTACGTTTTCGATCTTAACCTTAGACATGTCATACGTTCTTTTCAAACGAACGTCTGCGTATGTATTAGTCATGGGATCAAAACTTAACTCGCCTACAACCTCAATGTCTTTGTCTGACAGCTTAAGATCAAGAGCTTCCTCCGTAAGAGACTCATATTCTTCAAAGCTAGTAGATTTGTCTTCCACAAAATCCCAACGAATAACAGAGTTTTTCCAAAGTAGAGCCGACTTGACCCAAGTGTTTAGAAGTTCCCATCCGTTGTTCTTCTTAAAGATAGTGTAGTTAACTAAGTCAGACGCATCATTGGCGGCGGCAATTGCCATCGGAGATGCTGACCAGGATTTAAACTTTGCAAGTCGATTGTTGTTAAACATCAACTCTGAAATAATTGCGAGATAAGCTTCTACGGTCTCTGTTGTATCTGATGATACAATTTTAGAAACACCATTAGGGCGTAAGTGTCCTTCTGGAACACCCGCATACTCAAATGTAGATTGTAGCCTGTCGTTAGCTAGCTCAGAAGAATTTAGAAAGTCTCCTACTGAGTTGGCCACTCCTGTCGCAACTAGATTTATTAGTTGTTCGTCAGTTACTTTTTCACGGTAACCTTTCATATAATCGCCCATATAGGCCTCCTATCTATCTATCACCCACATGGGTATTTAAAGTATGTTCGGGGTTTTTGAACCAAAGGCACCCCGAGGCCTAGAGGACAGCATGAGGTTCAGCTGTGTAGCCCGTCTTTTCCCTCTTTCCGCCATTCTTCGCGGTGGGCACGGGCAAACTCTGGCTCTTTAATCTCTACTTCATTCTTGCGACTCTGTGTCACCGAATTTTTAGACTTAGTAGTAGGATCCCATGTTTTACCATTCTTTTGTTTTACGCCTTTTGAGGCTCGGTACATTGACATGTTATCCTCCTAAGTCTTTTTTGAGTTGAGCTAATTCTTCTAGCTCTTCTACACTTAAGTCTGCACTGGTCTTTTCAGTAGTAATAGATTCGACTCGTGTTTTCTTTGGTGCTTTATATTCCCCTAGCTCTTTAGCAATTTTAAAAGCTTCCTCTCGGTCACCTTCTTCCATTGCTTCATGCATAAGTAACTTCATAACGTCTAAAGGGTCTTGAGCTACAGAGTTGATTGCTTCCAAGGTTTCTGCCATTTCGGCTGCCTTCTCTTTAATCCTAATGTCTCGCTCTTTCTTCTTTAGTCGTGCTTCGGCTGATGCCTTAACCCCTGCTGCCTGAAAATTCTTTATCTTTTGCTGTCCCTCTTCAGTCTCAGGGTTAATCATATGTTGGGCAAAGTTGGCCTGTCGAGGATCTTTCATCATCCTCTGCCGGATCTCTTCTATTTGTTTGCTTGTCTTTGGCATTATATCCAGTCCTCAATGTTGACGTTGACAAAGTTCTTTTGTCGCCAATCAACTTTCTGATTTGATAACTTATCAATGTTTGTTCTGTAGGCCTCCCAAGCAATTGCGAGAGCCATAACAGTGTCATCGTGATGACCTTGAAGTGCTTCGGTTTTACCGGAAGACGTGGAAATGTAAGTTTTCATCTCATTTAAAATTGTTTTAGACGGGATCCAAATGTCTTCTTCTTCAACCGCATTTTTTAACTGACCTATAACGCGGGGTTTACTCCCGTGTGTCATCCTGAAACCGGGGGTCTGACCCTCTTCCGAACTCAATTTAGCCGCTTTGGTCTCGTAATACATGTTGACGTAGCTCATTTGTTTGAGCCTTTGTAATGTAGCTACACCCATACTATTAGATTCTACTGCTAACAGAGAGTTATTAAAGTACCTACCGAGGTAAAATAAATGCTCGCCGTATAGAGTAGGGTCTACAGTGTTGTCCCGATACATAGCACAAATATGCCCTTTGGTATTTAACACAATAGCTGTACTGTAGTCTTGTTTAACTCCCAGCGCAACGTCTGCCCCAATAATGTAGTTGTCTTGCCAGTCTGGCGGTATCCATATTTCAAGGTTGCCCCTAGGGCTGTCATCAAAAGAGCCTAACTCACTGTTGTATCCTCGTAGCGCAATCGGCTGCACAGGCACAAAAGAGTTGATCTTCTCTGAGTCAAACACAGAAGCACCAGAAACCAAGAAGGCCTCTTCTGAGTTGGCGGGGTACTCTTGTCTAAACTTGTCTACCCCACCTTCAACGATTTTTAACCGTCTCCAGTAAAGTTGTTCATCGCTCAGCTCATACTTTTCTTTGTAATCTTTTTCTTCAAAGGTTAATTCAAAGGCTTCTGGCACTGCCCTGTAATACTCTGGTGTTTTAAACCAAGGTATAAAGATTGCAATATAATCCGAATCTCCTGCTGCTGCCGCTTGGTAGAGTCTATAAAACTCACCGGATGCGCCATTTGCTGTGGACTCAATGATTACCTCTGTACCGTCAGATTGAGAGATACCTTGGAATAGTCCTGCAAGAATCTTAGCGTCATGCTGCCAAAAGGCTACCTCAGATCCGTGCAAAATAGTAGGAGTAGTGCCCCGTCCGGCCTCTGGAGAACCAGCGGTATAGAGTCGATAGGATCCTGATGCGTCAGAATCGGGGTAAGCGGGTGTTTGAATAATAATTTCTTTAGCGTTAGTTTTCTCCAACTTAGGTTGTAGTCCTCGCTCCATGTTTTTGATGAGGTTCTTGCTCATAGTAAACAAAGAGTCTGATGTAGCACTATCGTGTGCCATAACCACAGACCTAGTATGCTGCTGAAAGTAAGTCTTCCAGAACACTCTGCCAGCACAAAAAGTAGAAATACCTTGTTGCCGGGCTTTGAGTATGATTGCTCTAACTTTGCCTGTCTCTTTTCTTTGCTTTTCAAGGGCTTCGTTTATAATAAGTTGAGCTTCATTAAATTTGAAGGGCACAAAGCCTTTGGTCGCGTCCTTAGTAATAATCCTTATCTGTTCTTCTGAGAACTTTTCAAAGTCTTCGGCATAGTCTTTTAAGTTCTGCCGTCTCTTTAGTTCTCGTAGAGCCTCCAACTGTGCTCTAGCTTCCTTCTTTTTGTTATCCATAGTAATCCTTAAGTAAGGTGCGGAGGAGGGGTTTTACGGCCTCCCCCGACCTAGACGCCTGCCCAGTGTTCAGCTTAACGGTAGCGAAATTCCTTCTGCAAAAACAACATAACGAGATGAGGTCATGAGACCTCGTGGCGTAGCACTTTTCGTTAGTGCCAGACGATTACTTTAACATTCACACTTAGCGCAAGGACAAGTCCTGTTTAAGATTGCGCATACAATACGCCTAAGGTATTTTCTCATTTTGCTTTTCCTTTTGGTTTGTGCCCCAAATTTTTGCTGGAGGAAGTATGTTTAGCTCCAGTCATTAGCTTTCCATTTGTCTTGTGCGTAGGCCCTTTATACTCTTTACCATTTGGTAAGTAGTGTTTCATTCCTGCTGCCATTATGTTGCCCTCGATTTAGATTTCTTTTTCTTTGTAGTTTTAGCGGAAGCGGTAAATGCACGCGCAGTAGGCGCACCAGCTGATCCTGGAGTGCGCATTTTTTCGCCAGATCCCGCCTTAATGCGTTTCTTCTTTGCGTGTATGTTTGCATACAATCCTGGTTTACTCATTATTTTTTACCCCTAAGGTACCGAGGTATGTTGTTGTCATATAAGCCGTATAGCTTTTCTTCAAGCCAATCTAAAATTTTTCGCATAGTACACTATCTCCTAGCAAGTAAAAATTGTATCTTTAGTTTCATTTCAACTAGCTGTAACTCTAAATCTCTAACTCGCTTAATATTGTCTTGCACAGAAGGAGGAGGTGCCCACTCATCTATCCAAGTATCGTTTTCTTCAACTTCAACAGTTATAACGTCTATATCATTTTCTATGAAAGATAAACGTTCCATAATACCGAAGTAAGCCCAAACGGATATTGCTGTCCCTGCTATTAAACCTAAGAGGTTTTTCAGGGGTATAGTAAATTCAGAACTGTCATTTAGCTTATTAGCCATACCATCACCATTTTACCTTGTTGGCCCAGTAGGCTGCTGACATCTTACCTTTAGCTATATTTTTGGCATGTCGTGCTTTCCAAGCTTTATTACGAGCAGAGCCATCAGGACTCCCGGTTGCTCCTTGCTCACCAAACCTTATAGTCTTAACTGTGCTACCTTCTTTGGCAACTACAACATGAGACTTAGTTTTGTGACTAGGGGTGGCTTTAGGCTTGTTGTAGCCTGAAACTCCTGCGTTTTTTAATCGTGCATCTTTTCCTTTGAGTTCACTCATTGTATGCTACTCCTACTATCTGCTACTATTTGTTCCATCATTAGTCTAATAGATTTTATGTTTTCGTCAATACGCCCCATAGTTACGGCCTGCTGTTGAACTATCTTTTCTAAGCCTGTAATACGAGTTTCATTACGTATAATTTGTTTTGAATTATATTCTACGT